ATAAGATTTGACTTGCAAGGTGAAAGTTTAAGAAAAAAATATTAATTTTACAGCCGGTAAGAATTAGCAACAATTGAGTGAACGGATATCACTGGAATAGGTGAACGGGATTCCGCCGGAATATGCACTTATGCAAGTAGATGAAAATCAGGAAGAAACATTTGCCTTCAGTGATGAGAAAGGTACTGTAGAAGTCAAGAATGAGATTGCCGATATGTTGCTTGATGAAATAGATGATCCTGAAAAGAAATATGATCTATATTATAATGCAATAGATAAAGTTCTCCGTAAACATCTCCCTAAAGGTGATAAGTATAAGAAAGCTCGTGAGTGGATCTATGAGGAAAAGAACACATTCTTAACGGGTAAGAGAAAAGATAAGTACGGTAAGCGACATCTTGATGGTAGACAGTCATATAGTTCTGTAATGGCTGAACTTGTAAATATTATAGCAGGATGGATTGCATCAAATGGTACCCTTGCTGAATTATATGTTATCCTTCGCGATAAAAATATCGAAAAAGGATATGGCAAACCTAAACAAGAATAATTGACAGTATAGGCTTCGACGGGTAAATAAACTATATTTGCAACAGTTTTTATAGTACAGTAAATTAGTAAAAAGGGTGGAAGTACGTGAGGTCTTTCTGCCCTTATTATAACCGAGTTATATTTTTTATCATTTAATGTTCCAGTATTTTTCGAAATCAAAGTATTTTATCTTTTTTACATACGATTCTTTATCAAAATACACCTTCCATTCTTTACATTGTTTATCAAGTATATCTAATATTTCGTTAAAATATTTTTTGAAAGATTTATTATCATAAGCGAAAATATCTACCGCAGTACCTTGAGTTGGACCCAAACTCCTATAAGAATATGTGTGTTTACTCTCTATATTAGTACAATATCGGTTGTATGTTTTACGTTTGTCACAATTTAAATAATATTGAATTTGAATATCTACATCGTGAACATATAAAATTGCATATCCAATGATGTCGTTAAGGTAACATTTTGGATATAGTTTGAACTGGAACTCTCTGAAATCATTTAGTTGATCTGTATTATATTTTTCATTAGGGATATTAAAATTTTTTTTGAATTTTTTCTCCCAATGAGACATATATTCTTCTTTACTTTTATGAGCATAAAGTGGTATCAACAAGAAGTTTTCGTCTATCATATAATTTAATTTGAGTATTTAAAGTTAATTCAATTTATGGAATCTATCTAATAACTAATCGCCCCAAAGATAGCTATTAAATCAATAGCTTCCAACTTTTTTTAGTGTTTTTGATACTTAATCGTGTTAATTCAAAACAGATGTGTATGCTAACTAAGGTAAAAGTGCTATATTTGTGACAGTTTTTATAGTATTAGATTAAAAGGGTGGGAGTACGTGATGTATTTCCGCCCTTAATTATTTAAAATAGATGTATATATTCAACGGTTACCTTTCATCCTGTTATGTGTCTTACAAAGCATTTGGCAGTTACCCGGTTTTGTAGCACCTCCTTTGCTCCATGCTGTGACATGATCAGCATCCATCTCTGACAATTTCCATATTTTTGTATAATTAGGCTGGTTAGTCACTAGGGCACACATAGGACAGTTGGATATTCCTTTAGCCTTAGCAATTGCTGTCTGCTTTTGATAAGTTGCTTTCTTTGTAGGCTCATCAAAACAACGTATATATAAAAGTTTTTTATCTATTTCACCACCAAGGACATATTCGAAGATTCCCTTTTTGTCCGTGACATAACAATCACCCATTAGATCTTCAACACGTTTGTTCAACTGTTTAATGTCATACGGATAACTATGGAATTTTTCGTAGTAATCTCCCCATGAAAGTCCCTTCATTTCTTTATATACAGTAGTAAAGACGCTGTCTATCCAGTCTATTACGCTGTTGAAATAATTCTTTACTTCTATTATATTTTTACACTGGCGATGAGCACTCATATAATCTTCTATTTTGTGTTGGCTTACCCAGTCCAAAGCACATCGCAAAAAGTCTTGGCGATTAGCGGCACCTGATATATAGGCACTCCACTTTTGAATGTTGGAATTTTGGGAGTTGGAAAATTCTTCCTTTAGTTTTGTGACGAAGGGACCAGAATATATAGCATTCAATAGTTCTTGATCATTTAAAGGTATACCAGCTATGTTAATGGTACGAAACCAATCTTTAATTTCTTTTTCTGTACCTTGGCATATATAGATGGTCAATGGTGTATTATAGATCTTGTCCTGTAGTTCCTTATTTAAACTTCCAAAATATTGAGGCATTCCATTAGCATCATTGATAGGCAATTTGTTGGTAAGAAACCTTCCCAAAGAAGTAATGCGTTGCTGCCCATCCAAAATCTCATATTGATCGTTAGTGGCCTTATTGAAATATATTAAACCTATAGGAAAACTACGTAGAACCGATTGAATAACAGCTACATCTTTCTTTCCATCAGCATAGATATAGTTACGTTGATACTCTGGTTGAATGACCAAGTGACCGTTTAAACCAAATAAGCCTTTACCTTCAGTCTCATTGTATACGAATCCTTCGCACACTTGACCAACTGTAATATCAGTACAAAATTTTGTTTCCATTTTCCTTCTAATTAAGATTCTATAATGTTTTTTATATAGTACAATGGACCATTTTTACCTTTATATATTTTTTCAAGAAATAGACTTTATATCTATTTTCAATAAAACTATTTTTAACTTGTTTGGAATAATATTATAAGAGATAAAATTTTTCATTATTTCTTTACAATCAAAATTTATTTTACTATTTATACAAATTATTATTATTATCTTTAATACCCTTATGAGAGCTAAACTTAATGTTTTCTGCTATAGCGATTTCTGTTATTTCTATTGATTTTACTTTAATTATTTAAACCTAAGAAATATACGTGCATATTTGTTCTTCCCATCAATTAATGGTCTTGCATCCTTTTCCCCTTCAAACGGAATGCCGACAATATCTTTATCATATCCCGCAGATGCGGACATTCCTAAAATCTCAAATTGTTCAGGACAATATCTATTCATAAAAGATATTGGTATTCCCATTATCCCTTTATAGTCAGAAGGCATAGCATCAGCATAAGGCACTTCTAATGCATTATAATTATCATATTTCTTATAAATTTTATTTTTAACTTCTTTATGATGACTAAACTTAATATTATCAGCCATTGTCATTAATCTCATAGGGCTATGCCTTCTACCATGTTCTATGTTAGTGAACCAACATACCCCTGGTACTCTATTCACAGGATGACCATCTTTTTCACGAGCAAATTTGTAAGTTGATGCATAATGAAATCCGTTGGGTACAAGGAAATACATACCAACATTAAAATTTGTTGCACCTATCCAAATTTTATTTTCTTTAATAAGGTGGAAAACATCCTTGTATGTAATAGCATTCATGTTACCGATGACAGAAAATTTCTTTCCGGCTTCCATTATCCATGCAATAAATTCACGAAACAGAGAAAATGGAGGATTTGTGATAATCATATCTGACTTATCACGGATTGCCTTGACTTCATCTGATCTAAAATCTCCATCTCCTTTTAATAATACTCCTTCAAGATCATTAATATCAATTTTACCATCACCATTCTTATCACGGTTAAGAACAAATATCTTACCATGTAGTTTTTCCTCTTTGGGCATAGTCTTTATGTTCGGATTAAATAGATCGTTCATAATGCCACATTTTACCCTCTTTGATTCAGGTGCATAACTTGTACTAATTAGCTCCTTTAAGCCAAAGCGCTGAAAGTTCTGTGCAAAGTAACGAGTAAAATTACTTTTGCTCGGATCGTCACAAGGGAGAAAGATAATTTTGTCATGGAATGCATCTGGATTATATTCTAAATAAGCCTGCATTTCCTTTTCTATATATTCATATTGAGTATAGAACTCATCATTCTTTGCAGCTTTAGCTTTTCCTAATTTAGTATTATTTATCATTGTCTATATCTAATTACTTTTAGTTATAATTATCTGTAATCATCCTCTCTAAAGGGTTACTGTTTAGGTGATAATCTCTTTTTCTACGAAAAGTTTTATCACTTGTAATTCTATTGTAAAGTTTCACATTGAGGCTTTCTTTTCTAAATCCTTATCGAGCTTATCGAAATCATCTAAAACATCTTTCTGAAGGATCTTAGCATACCGGGACATTGTCTGTCTGACATTTGTATGGCCGAGCATTTTAGAAACATTTTGGATCTTCACTCCTTCGCTTAAGGCCCAGGTAGCAAATGTGGATCTGGCCATGTGGGAATGCAAATCTTTGTTGAGGCCAGCAGCAGAAGCAATAATTTTAAGACAGTAATTATATCTTTGATTGCTGAGTTTCGGCAATTTTCCATCATATTTATTTAAAATGTCTATTGCCGGCTGGAGTAATTGTGTCACATACCGTTCTCCTGTTTTTGTTCGTTCACCATTATCCAGATAGTATTTTCCATCTTCATGCCGATAATCTTTGATGTCAAATTTTGCAAGGTCGGAATAGGACAAAGCGGTGAAAGTCTGAAAGACAAACAGATCACGTGCACGGCAGAGCATTAAAGATGGTAAGTTGATCTTTCTGATTTTATCAAATTCTTCTTCGGTCAGATAATCAATGTTGACTTTATCACCCCGACTTATTTTATGATCGAGTCTGCTATAAGGATTCACCGTGATTTTCCCATACGCAACTGCATCATTTATGATTGCCTTAAGGCATTTATGATAACCATAGACTGTGCCCTGACATAGCCCACGTTTATGCAACCATTCATCAAAGAGGTCTATATTCTCGCAATTTAAGTCAGAAAATGATCTGATCTTTCCGAATCTCTCCAGCATATTGATCATAGACTTATAATGCTTCCTTGTTTGCTCTTTCATGACCCTATGTTCCATACGGTCAGATGCAAATTGCATAAAATCGTCATGATACTTATCTAATGTAATCTTCTCTTTCAAATTTTCAAAAGAGATAGGTATATTTTTGTCTATGCATCTATTGATATATTTTTGTGCATTTCTCTGCATGATAGAAATCGTATCAACTTCTTCGGGATATAGAGAACTCATTGATTTTGCCCGGATTCCAGTTGAAACATAATATTGGTTTCTACCAAAAGTTATACGAATTTCTATTGCACCTAATTTCTTTTCTTGGACTTGGTGCTTTCTGTCAAAAATTACTTTTATCTTAGGTATTTTCATTTAGGTAATACTTTTTCGTTTTGAGGTAATACAATAGTAATACTTTTTGTCTAAATACAACTATCTGCAACATATTCCATACAAAACTAATTTCCTTAGAATTGTATGTAAATAGCTGAAATACAAGTATTTATGTTGTGGTTCTCAAAAGCAGAAAGGGCTTCTAGTGATTCCGCTGGGGTTCGAACCCAGGACCCACGGCTTAGAAGGCCGTTGCTCTAATCCAACTGAGCTACGGAACCGATCCCGTTATTTCGTGGTGCAAAGGTACTGCTTTTTTGATTGATTACCAA